CCTGCATCCGGAGCGGCCGCGTCTACCCTACCGCTGGAAAGAGCCGCGGCGCGTGTTCGTCAACAGCATGAGCGACCTGTTCCACGAGCTGATGCCCCCAGACTTCCTGGCCCAGGTGTTCGCCGTGATGAACGATCTCCCAAAACACACCTTCCAAATTCTGACCAAGCGTCCGGAGATCGCAGCGGCGTGGCCGGGGCCGTGGACTCCGAACATCTGGATGGGAACCAGCGTCGAGAACCAGCGGGCGGCGGACAAACGAATTCCGTACCTGCTGCAGGTTCCCGCAGCGGTGCGCTTTCTGTCCTGCGAACCGTTACTCGGGCCGATCGATCTATCCCGGATCGTCGTGGCTGAAGGTGTCACCGGATGGGGCCCGCGGCGTCGGAAGTGCGATGCGCTGACCGGGTGGCAACATGACTATCCGCCTGGGGCGGATCACCCGCGTGAGTCGCTGAGCGGTCGAGGCCGCGTCGATTGGGTCATCGTCGGCGGCGAATCTGGTCCGCACCACCGCCCGATGGAGATGTCCTGGGCCAGACGGATCCGAGACTTCTGCGTGGCCCAGGACGTCGCATTCTTCTTCAAGCAGGATGCCGACTTTCGGAACGAGCAGCGGCCGTACTTGGTCGAAGAAGACGGGTCCGCACGCGAATGGCACCAGTATCCCGACCATCTGTCCGCGCCGCGATTCCTCGGGGTCAATCCGATGCCGGCGGCCGCGGAGCACTAGGCCGTGTCTCGCTCGAAGCGGCAAGCCATAACGGTACGGAAGCGGCCTGGGCGTCCGCCGACGCTGCGTGAGGAACTCCTGGCGCGACGCGATGAGAACCGCCGGAAAGGTCGCCTCGAGTATCTGTGGGCTCTGCGTCGCAAAGGATGGAGCGCGCGTATCGTCAACGCGCTCAACCTTCACGCGCCGAAGGTGCAGCTGACCAGGTCAGGCGAGCTTGAAGGTGATGCGGCATTAATCGCCGCCATCCAGCAGCCGCCGGATCCGGAAGAGGATTCCACCGTACGCCGGCATCGTGCGTACCTTCGCGCGGCCGGGCAGATTGCCGCATTCGTGGAACAGCAGGATGGGTACGCGCACGGGCTTCAGCCGAAGGATCGGCATGATCGGAAAGGAGGGCGCAAACGCCATCGGGACAAACCGCAAGCCCGGCCCGGTCAGGTCATCGACGCAATCGCGGCGGTGGATCGTTCTGCAGGTCAAGCTCTCTCCGCCCATCGTCGAGGAGATCATTGAACTGACTGCACGCGCTCGCCAGCGCGACCGGAGGGTTGGTGTCTCCACCGTCTTGCGGGAGCTGATTCACATCGGTCTAGGCCACGCGGAGAGACCCGAAGAGATCTCTTGACAAGAAACCGGTCAGACCAGTCAATATAAGGCTGATATCGTACGCTCTCGGACTTGAGCCGAGGGCGTTTTTCTTTTCCCTCCCATGCCCACCAACGGCGAATCGCACAGTTTGCTGCGTTCCTTCCTCGGCGGATTCGGCAGCAAGCACTGGGGATCGCGCCGTCGCAAGCGCAAGCCGCAGAACTATCGCGCACAGAAGGCCGCACGTCGGAGACAGCGCCGGCGATGAGCGCACGCTGCCTGGCCAAGGACTGCACCAAGCGTCCGTCGCACCAGATCCCAATCCGCATCACGACCAGGCCGATCGGCGTGATCTTTGCAGACGTCTGCACGGAGCACTACCGGAACTGGATCCGCCGTGGGACCAAGTTCACCGACCACAAGAGTGAGCAGAGCGAATGATCACACGGTTGCTCAAATGGTGGCATGCCTTTGTCCGCAGGCATACCTACGTGACCGTGTCCTTTACGCAAGACCGATCCCTGTACTATGTCAACCGGCATGCGCCTGCTCGGCGCGCGTCCTTCTCGGTAATGAAGCATCCACTTCCGCCTCCGTCCCTAGCATCGAACGGCAGTATCGACGGGTGGTTCAAGAGTGCAATCATCATCCAGAAGGACGACGGTGAAGGCTACTGGCGTGAAGTCTATCCCTTTGTCTTCTACAAACTCCCATCTCACCGTCTCATTGAACGAGTTCGGGCAGACGATGATCTGGTCATCGACTACGAGATGGACACCGAGCGCTTTCTTGCGAAGAGGCGGAGCGCCTAGTGTGCCGTCTCTGTTGCCCAAGGCCTGTGCCTACCCTGGCTGCCCGGCCATCGTGCGCACGCGGTACTGCCCAGCGCACCAGCGCCAGGTCTACGCCCAGCAGGACCGCGGGCGCCCGCCCAGCAGTCAGCGCGGGTACGGTGGGCACTGGCGTCAGATTCGCGCTGCGCACTTGCGCCGGCATCCGAACTGCGTCGTGTGCGGAGCGCCAGCCACGGAGGTCGATCACGTCGTGCCGATCGAGTCCGGCGGCACGCATCACGACAGCAACCTGCGGTCGCTGTGCAAGCGCCATCACAGCGCGAAGACGATGCGCCAGTCGGTCGCACGTTCGCACAAGGGGTAGGGGGAGCAAATCTCTGCCAGCCTCGGCCGCGAACCGCGCGGGTAGCATCGCGTGTCCGCCGTCAACCAAAAACTTTTCGGGGGGTGTGAGATGGGCACCGAGAATCCGGTGAAGTTCCAGATCAACATCACGGTGGGGCTGCTGCTCAAGGTGTGCGCCGTCATCGCGTTCGCGATCTGGGCCTGGCAAGAGCGATCGCTGGAAGCCGTCGGCCTGCTGTTGCTCGCGGTCAGCTTCATCGTGCCCTGATGCCCAGCGGCGGCCCGCGGACGAAAAAGCCCACGAAGCTGAAGGTGATCCAGGGCACGTTCCGCAAGGACCGCGCGCCGGCGAACGAGCCCAAGCCGCGGCCGATCGCGCCGTCGATGCCCGCCGATCTCAGCGGCCGCGCGCGCACGCTGTGGAAGCGGCTGAAGTCGAAGCTCGAGAAGCTCGAGCTACTGACCGAGCTCGACGGGCCCATGTTCACCACGATGTGCGAGGCCTGGGCGCGGTGGTACGACGCGCGTGCCCGGCTCCGCGGGGTCCTGCGATCGCAGACCAAGGTCAAGGACCTGGCGTTGATCCGCAAAGCGGAGCTGAGCGTAGAGCGGGCCGAGCACTCCTTCCGTCTGCTGGCCAACGAGTTCGGACTCTCCCCGGCCGCCCGGGCGCGGCTGGACGTCGATGTGGGCAAGGAAGTGGACGACCTCGATGAGTTCCTAGATGGGCAGGCAACTTGACTCGGTCACGTCCTATGCCAAATCCGTCGTCGCGGGAAAGCTCGTTGCCGGCGAGCTGGTCCGGCTCGCCTGTGAACGGCACCTCCGCGACCTCGACACCGGCCACCTCCGCGGGCTGCGATGGGATCCGGTTGCAGCTGAGCGTGCCATCCAGTTCTTCCGGTTCCTCCGCCACTCCAAAGGGGAGTGGGCCGGCCACCGGTTCGAGCTCGAGCGCTGGCAGCAGTTCATCATCGGGTCGATCTTTGGCTGGAAGAATGCCGCGGGGTTTCGCCGTTTCCGCACCGCCTATAACGAGGTCGCGCGGAAGAACGGCAAATCCACTCTCGCCGCCGGCGTGGGTCTCGAGCTGCTGGTCGCAGATGATGAGCCGGGTGCGGAGATTTTCACGGCCGCCACGAAGCGCGACCAGGCCCGGATCGTCCACGGGGAGGCCGTCCGGATGGTCCGGCGCTCGCCCGGGCTGCGGAAGCGCATCAGCATCCACAAGGACAACCTCGCCATTGAGGAGCGTGCGGCATTCTACCGGCCGCTGGGCGCCGACGCGGACACGATGGACGGGCTCAACCCCCACGGCTCGATCATCGACGAGTTCCACGCGCACAAGACGCGGGCGCTCTTCGACGTGCTGGACACGGCGACCGGCGCGCGCCGGCAGCCGTTGCTGTTCATCATCTCCACGGCCGGCTTTGATCAGACGTCGGTCTGCTTCGAGCAGCACACGTACTCCGAGGACGTCCTCAAGGGGACGGTAGCCGATGACAGCCACTTCGCGTACATCGCAACGATCGACGCCGGCGATGACTGGAGCGATGAGCGGGTCTGGCCGAAGGCCAACCCCAACTATGGGATCTCCGTCAAGCCCGAGGACATGCGCCGGCTCCGCGACCAGGCGCTGCAGCTGCCCAGCAAGCAGAACCCGTTCCTCCGGCTGCGGCTCAACGTCTGGACGCAGCAGGTCGACCGCTGGATCTCGCTGCCGCTGTGGGATGCACAGGCCGGCCGCGTCGACGAGGCGCGCCTGGCCGGGCGGAAGTGCTACGGCGGGCTGGATCTCGCGGCCGTCAGCGACATCTGCGCGTGGGTCATGGTCTTCCCACACGACGACGATCCGGAGACGGTCGACGTCCTGCCCCGCTTCTGGGTTCCGAAAGCCAAGGTCCAGGATGTGCACAACCGCTACCACAGCCAGTACGCGGACTGGGTCAGGGCAGGATTCCTGAAGGAGATCGATGGCAATGCGATCGACTTTGGGTTCGTCCGTAAGCAGGTGCTCGAGGACGCCCAGACGTTCCAGGTGGTCGACTTGAACATCGACCGGCTCTTCAATGGGCACGAGACCGCTGTTCTGCTGGGTCAGGAGCGGATGCAGGTGGCGGTCATGGGGCAGGGGTTCTATGGCATGGCGGCACCGATGAAGGAGTTCGAGCGTCGGCTGCTGGCCAAGAAGATCATCCACGGCGGCAATCCCGTATTGCGATGGATGGCGGACAACGTCGCCGTGCTGCATGATGCCGCGGATAATGTGAAGCCCGACAAGGCGCACAGCCAGGGGAAGATCGACGGCATCGTGGCGCTCGTAATGGCGATCGATCGGGCCACGCGGCATCTGACCGGCGGCAGCATCTACGAGCGGCGAGGTGTGCTCACCGTATGAAGTGGGACGAAAGCGAGATCCTGATCACCATCGGGCTCGTCATCGCCGGCGCCGGGCTGTGGCTGTGGCTCGGGCTGGCGATCGCGCTGTCGGCGGTCGGCGCCGTGCTCACGATTGCGGGGTTTGCGGCACTGTGGCAACGGGTGAAGCGGTAGCCGATGGGGCTTCTGGTCCGCGCGTTCGAGCGCAAGGCCATCACCGATTTTACCGACAAGCTGCTGTCCCTGCTGCAGACGACCGCCGGCGTCGTCGTCGACGAAACGACCGCGCTGCGCGCGACGGCGGTGTGGGCCTGCGTGCGCGTGATCTCCGAGGACGTCGCGACGCTGCCGCTATTCATGTACGAACGGCTGGATCGGGGCAAGCGCCGGGCGCCGGAGCATCCGCTGCAACCGCTGTTGCACGATCAGCCCAATCCGGAGATGACGGCGCTCCAGTTCCGGGAGACGCTGACCGCGCACCTGCTGACGTGGGGCAACGCCTATGCGTACATCGTCCGGGACGGCAAGGGCGTACCGAGGGAGTTGTGGCCGCTACTGCCGGACCGCACCCGCCTGCAGCGGGATCCGCGGACGCGGGCGCTCTTCTATGAGATCCACGACACGCCGGACGTCAAGGCCGATCCCCGGTGGGTCGCCTTTTCCGAGAACGTCCTGCACATCGCGGGGCTCGGGTTCGACGGACTCAAGGGCTATAGCCCGATCGCGATGTTCCGGCAGGCCATCGGGTTGGGAATGGCCGCGGAGGAGTTCGGGGCCCGCTTCTTCGGGCAGGGCACCCACATGGGCGTGACGTTCGAGCATCCGGGGCCCGGGCCGCTGAGCGAGACCGCCTACACGCGGTTGAAGACGGAGCTCACCGAGAAGTACGGCGGGCTCGGTCGCAGCCACCTGGTTATGATCCTGGAAGAAGGCATGAAGGCCAACAAGCTCGGGATTCCGCCGGACGAGGCGCAGTTCGTCGAGACGCGCAAGCTCCAGGTCACCGAGATCGCCCGCATCTTCCGCGTCCCGCCGCACAAGATCATGGATCTCGAGCGGGCGACGTTCTCCAACATCGAAGAGCAGGGGTTGGATTACACCGTCTCGACCCTGCGGCCCTGGCTCGCACGGTGGGAGCAGGCGATTCGCGTTAAGCTGCTGACGTCAGAGGAACGCCGGCGGTTCTTCGCCGAGCATGTGGTCGAGGGCCTGCTGCGCGGCAACACGCAGGGCCGTTACAGCGCCTACGCAACTGGCCGGCAGTGGGGCTGGCTGTCGATCAACGACATCCGCGAGCTGGAAAACTTGAATCCGATCGACGGCGGCGACGCCTATCTCGAGCCGTTGAACATGAAACCCGCAGGCAGCGCGCCGCCCACTACGGGTCAGGAGTAACCGATGTACGACATCAAGACCCGAGACGTGAAGCTGGAGCTCAAACAGATCGCCGAGACCGGCGAGTTCGAAGGGCTCGCGGCCGTGTACAACATTCAGGATGAGGAGGGCGACACGATCCGCCGCGGGGCCTTCACGCGCACGATCCACCACCACAAGGGCAAGGTGCCCATCCTGTGGCAGCACCAAATCAACGAGCCGCTGGGCTTCGGGACTCTGACGGACGCCGACCAGGGCTTGGAGATCCGCGGCAAGCTGAATCTGGATGTCGCCCGGGCCCGCGAGACCCACGCGCTGATGAAGCAGGCGCTCGCCGAGGGCATCGACTTTGGACTATCGATCGGTTACGACACAATCCGCGGGACCGGCGTGAAGGGTCAGGCTCGAGAGCTGACGGAGCTCCGGTTGTGGGAAGTGTCGCCGACGCTGTTCCAGGCGCACCCATTGGCCACCATCACCGACGTGAAAACCGCCGCGCAGAGGAGGCGCCTCATGGACCGCAAACCGGAAGGTAAGTCGTTTGGAGAGTACGCGGACTTCGCAGACTGCGTCAGCCAAAACGGCGACAAGGACGACCCCGAGGCCTTCTGCGCATTCCTGCACCACCGGATTACCGGCGAGTGGCCTGGAGAGAAGAGCCTCCAGTTGCGTGCCATCATTGAAGGCATCGCGGGCGGCGTGGCTGAGTTCAAGGCCATGCACATGAACCCCGATCAGGAAGAGCGGATCGTCTACGTCTTGAGCCAGCTGTCCTACGCGGTCGACAGCCTGGAGTGGCCCAACGGCGAGGAGCCGGATGAGGCGCAGGCGTTGATCGCCCAGGCACTCGCGCACTTTGACCAAGGCGTTGAAGCACTGCACGCCCTTCTGGCGCTCGACTCGGAACCCTCGAGCGCCGAACCCGGCGATACTCCCAGCGACTCGGAGGTGGCCTCGCTGCGGAAACTGATCGGTGAGATCCGCGCCGACGTCCAGGCACGCACGACGTAGGCGCGGCCATTTCGAGCAGCAGGGATCCCGGTCAGCTGGACCGGGTTTTTTGTTGCTCACGAGGAGGCGAAGACCGCCATGAGTCTGGAGTTGAAGAAGCTCCGCGAGGAGCTGCAGACGACCTGGGCCGAGATGAAGAGCCGGCTCGAGACCCAGGACGCCGAGATCAAGAAGCTGGGGGGGCCCACGCCGGAGACGAAGGCGAGCGTCGACGCGCTGAACACCAAGCTCGACGAGGTGGAGAAGCGCATCATCGCCGTTGAGACCAAGGCCAACCGCCCCGACGGCGTGCAGGTGGACCCGGAGAAGGGCGCGACGGAAGCGAAGTCCGCGTTCTTCAAGTGGGCCCGCAATCTGCCGCTGACGGCGGAAGAGGCCAAGCTGCTGCGCCGGCCGGAGGCAGGCGAGTACAAGGCGCTGTCGGTCGGCGACGCCACCGCCGCCGGCTATCTCGCGCCCGCGGAGTACGTGCGCGAGATCATCAAGGGCGTCGTGGAGTTCTCGCCGATCCGCACGATCGCGCGCGTGCGGCCGACGTCCGCGAAGTCCATCCAGATCCCGCGGCGGACCGGCACCTTCGCCGCGCAGTGGGTGGCGGAGCAGGGGACACGGTCGGAGACCACGGGCCTGACCTACGGGCTCGAGGAGATCCCGACCCACGAGCTGTACGCGTTGGCGGACGTCAGCACGGCGATGCTCGAGGACTCCGCGTTCGACCTGGAAGCGGAGCTGCGCGATGAGTTCGCCGAGCAGTTCGGCGTGGCCGAGGGCACCGCACTCGTCAGCGGCAGCGCGGTCGGGCGGCCGGAAGGGTTCCTGACCAACGCCGCGGTCGGCTTCACGGTCTCGGGCGATGCGGACGAGATCACCGCGGACGGCCTGGTCGCCCTGTACTACGACGTCAAGGACGTCTACGCGCGCAGTGGGGTGTGGGTGCTCAAGCGCGCGAGCCTCAAGAAGATCCGCCAGCTGAAGGAAGCCACGACCAACGCCTACATCTGGCAGCCGGGTCTGCAGGGCGGCCCGCCGGCCACGATCCTGGGCCAGCCGTACGTCGAGGCGATCGACATGCCGGCGGAGGCCGCCAACGCGTTCCCGGTGGCCTTCGGGGACTTCCGCCGCGGCTACCTGATCGTCGACCGCATCGAGATCGCGGTCGTGCGCGATCCGTACACCCAGGCCAACGTGGGGAACATCCGGTTCCACGCGCGCAAGCGGGTGGGCGGCCAGGTCGTGGTCGCCGAGGCGATCCGCAAGCTGAAGTGCAGCACGTAGTGACGGGCTAACCCCGTCGTCAGCAGCGGGACCGGGTGAGCCGCCCGGTCCCGCTGACGTTTGCTCTGAAGGAGGGACCGACGATGGATCTTGGGCGCAACATCAAACAGGTGACCGCGCTGGCGGCCGCGACGCTCGCGGCGACCGGCAACGGCCTGGTGATCGACACGCAGGGGTTCGAGTCGCTGGCGTTCCTGATCACCATCGGGGACTTCGTGACCTTCGACGGTACGAACAACCTGACGTGGAAGGTGCAAAAAGGCGCGGCGTCCGACGGGTCCGATGCCGCGGACATCGCGGCCGCTGAGTACCTGGAAAACCGGTACGAGTCGGGCGCAGCCTGGGCGGACCGGAAGAACGACGCGGCGGCTGACGACGAGGAAACCTTCCTCATCGGCGTGCGGCTGGACGGCAGCGCGCGGTACTACCGCCTGGTGGTGACCGAGGCGGGCACCGTGAGCGTGCCGGCGTCCGCGGTGGCCCTGCTCGGCAGCCCGCGGCACGCGCCAGCGACGGCGACCCAGGCGCCGTAGGCGCCGGCATTGGATGATGGACCGGGGCCCGGGCAGCAGCTCGGGCCCCGGCATGTTCGACGTCAGACGATCGGGAGGGCGATCGCATGGAACCGATGGTGCGCGTCCGCATGCTGCGGACGATGAACGGCTCGCCTGACGGCATCCAGGTCAATACCTACGAGGCCGGTCAGGTCTACGACAAGGTGCCGCAATCCCTGGCCGACGTCTTCCTCCGGGAGGGCGCCGCCGAGGAGGACAAGCAGCGCGCTGGCCCGGCCGAGCGCAAGGAATCCACGCCGGAGAAGCCGGCGGCGAAGCCACGCGGCGGCCGCGCGCGGAAGAAGGCCGGCGGATAGTTCGTGGGCCTGACGACCGTCGCCCAGGTCAAGACCTACCTCACCGGCATCGGTGAGGCCATCCCTACGGGCCAGGATGCACTGGTCCAGTTCATCATCGATGCCGTCGCCGCTCAGGTGGAGGAGTTCTGCCGCCGGAAGTTCGATCAGGCAACCTACACCGAGATCCACACAGGCCACACCGGGCAGCAGCACCTGTTCCCAAACCAGTGGCCCATCGGCACGATCACCTCGGTAAAGATCGATGGCGCGGTGATCACCGAAGGCACCAACGGGGACAACTACCGGAAGTTCAAGAGCGGCGCGGGCGACGTCATCGCGTTGTTCCGTGAAGATGGATGGGCCTCGGATCCCATGGGCGTCGAGATTGTCTATCAGGGCGGCTACGCGTCGGGAGCGATCCCCAAAGATCTCGAGCAGGCCGTCGTGCGGCTGGTCGTTGATGACTACCTCCACCGTGGCAAACAGGGGATGAGCAACGAGTCGTTCCAGGGACTCAGCCTGACCTTCGATCACTGGCCGGCGAGTGTGGTCATGGCGCTGCGCAAACACCAGAAGCCGCTGATCTGACATGGCTCGCGATCTGGACCTCGACGTGATCGTCCAGGCGGTCTACGACCTGCTTAATGCCGATGCGCGGACGAACGGGGTCAACTGGGAAAAGGGCCGCTACACGTCCTACGGTCTGCGCACCTTTCCTGGGGGTGGCGTGAGCCTGGCGCCCGGCCTGGCCGTAGAATACCGCACGATTCCCGGAGGCATCGGCGGCAGCGTTGCGGTACAGATCCGCTTTTGGACCAGCAAGCACGAAGGCATCACCGAGACGGAGCAGAGCGTCCAGGATTACATCGGGAAGGTCATCGATGTGCTGGTCGACACACCGCAGCTGGCCGTGGCCTCGTATACGACCAAACCATGGCTGGAACGCGTCGACGTTCAGCAGGGCGACATTAGTACGAACATCGAGGCAACGCCACCGTACGCGGAGGCCGCGGTCATCCCCAGCTATCAGGTCTACAAGGAATAGCGATGCAGCTCGAAGTCACGCTCGACGGGCGGAAGAAGTTGCTCGACACCACGAAGGCGATTGACCGCGCGCTCGTCAAGGGGGTTCGGGCCGAGCTCGCCGCGGGCGCCCGGCTGGTCCGGCGCGATGCTCGGCGGATCCTCACGCGGCATCGCTTCACCGGGAATCTCGAGGACAGCATCCGGGTGCGCACCTGGCGGGACTATCTCTCGGCAACGGTGTTCGTGCTGGCGCCGCACAAGTATCTCGCGGCCCATGGCCGCAAGCCCGGCAAGATGCCTGACCTGCGCGGGAAATCAAAGGAGGTGCTGCTGGCCTACATGCGGGCCAGGGGGATCCCGGAGAAGAACCTGTACATCTTCGCGCGGGCGCTGGGCAGGAAGGGCACCAAACCACTGCCGGCGTTCATGCAGATCCCGTTTGCCCTTCACGAGCGCGCGATCAACAATGGCATCCGCGTCGCCGTGGACCGCGTATTCGAGACCGAAGGAGGCACCCGATGACCAAGCAGGCGATGAAGGATCTCGTCTACGATGGACCCCTGACCGGCGGGATCGACTTTCCCAAACACGCTATCACGGGATGGAAGCCTGGCGAGGTCCGCAGCGTGTCCGCGGATCTGGCCGATGAGCTGCTGGCCCGTGGCGAGTTCCGCGAGGCGACGTCCAAGAAGAAGAACAAGGAGCAGGAGTAGGCCGCCGCCGGACGACCGGCGCGATCAACCACAGCCGCCTGATGAGGCGGCTGTTGGCATTTCGGAGGGATCACGATGCCGAGGTTTGGGTGGGAAGGCCAACTGATGTGGGGAGAAGAGAGCACGTACGGCACGGCGGTCACGCCCAACCGCTCACTCCGGCATGCCTCCGGAGAAGTGGAGCTGGGCGACGAGGTCATCGTCGAGCGGACCATCGGGGGCTCGCGCGTGCGGGTACTCGAGGAAACCGCCCAGGGACGCCGCCGTGTCCGCTACCGGTTCGGGACCCCGTTCTTCTACAAGGGCCTGGGTCTGTGGTACAAGCATGCGATCGGGTCGGTGACCACCACAAACCCCGGGGTCGGCGCCTACCTGCATACCTTCAACCGCGCCGACGCGCTTCCGGTGGGCCTGACGTTCGAGCACGAGCAGGGGCCAGATTTCTACAAGCTCGCCGGCGGGCGCGTCAACGAGTTGCTGCTGGAAGCCGACGCGGCCGGGCCGCCGCGGGTCACGATCGCGGGGCCGGCGAAGGACTACACGATCTCCGGAACCGGTGCCTCGTTTTCGCCCCCGTCGGCCAACATCCTGGCGGTGTTCCACCAAGCCGCGTTCACGATCGACACCGTTGCCAAGCAGTACCGCTCCCTGCGCTGTCGGATCTTCAATGATCTCTTCGCCGAGGACTTCCGCAGCGGGGCCCGGATGATCTACTCCGCGGAGCCGCGGGACTTCCTCGTGGAGGGCACGATCGTGCTCGTGGCCGAGGAGAACGCGCAGCTGACGAAGATCAGCAGCTTCCTGACGGCCGCGCTCAATCTCACGTTCACCGGGCCGCAGATCGTCTCTGGCCACAACTACACATTGTCCTACGACCTGCCCAAAGTGCGCTATCGGCCGACGACGCGGCGGATCGACAGCCCGACCGGAGAGTCCCTGATCGAGGTTGAGTTCGAAGCCTTCAAGGACAGCGCCGAAGCGCTGGTCTGCACGATCAAGAACGACGAGGCGACGCTGTGAGCAAACGCAAAGCTGCGGAAGCAGCGCCACAACCCGCTAGTCTGGTCTTCACGATCAACAGCAAGGAGGTCGACCTCGCCAAGGCGCCGCATCTCCTGCAGCCATTCCGACTGTGGACGATCGGTCAGCTCAAAGGGCTGGAGCGCGCCGGGCTCAGCATCGTCGGTAAGGATCCGGGTGCGCTGTCGCTCGAGGAACTGGTCGCGCTGGTCACCTACGTGACATCGCAGGCGAATCCGCAGGTCACCGGCACCGATGTGGATACGCTCGATTCGGCGGGATTCGGACGGATCCTGGGCCCGATCATGGCGCGGGTCACCATGGTCGCACCTGCAGAGCCGCAGACCAAGGAGGGTACGCCGGCGCTCCCTTTTCCCGGTTCATCCGGCGGATGAACTATCTCTTCGGCCGCGAGATGCACTGGACACCAGAGGACGTCGACCGCCTTAGTCTCGAGGAGCTGAACGACTACGTGCGCATGCACAACGAGGAAATCCGCCGACTCGAGGAGATCCGATAGATGCCTGAGCTCGTCGTTCGGCTCCGAGTGGCCGGTGATAAGGACGTCAAGCAGGCCATGGATGCCCTTGGTGTCCAGGCGGAAGCCCTCGGCATCAAGATCGTCGGCACGGTCGACGCCCACCGCCGGCTCACCCAGGAGGCCCGGAGTGCCTTGCGGGCCATGGGTGACTTCTCCCAGACGCTGTCCGGGGTATCAGGACTGCTCTCGATCGTCGCCAAGGATAACACCGCCCTGC